CAGGATCTTTACTAAACCAGTATTATTCGGCGTTCCCGAGGCGCTCCATGTTTGAATACCATAGTTAGCCAATTAGAATACCCCTGTCAGCTCACCAATTTGGACTCGCAGTACGCCGCTGGCGTCAGCGACACTGATCGTCGTGTTAGTGGTTTTCATCTTTCCGCCGGAACCAGAACCGTAGTTCACGAAAGTACCGCCCTTATCCAAACGCCAGCCGGATACACCCGCTACGTAGTTGTTAGACTGAATGAAGTTACCAATCTTCGTGTTAGTTATCGTTCCGTCCTGGATGAACGCATCACTGATAAACACCTGGCCGTTCACCACAGCAAATGGCGAATATTGCGTATCACCTGATCCCGACATAAGCACAAACTGGTTCGCGTTAAAGCCCACCCGCGTCACCACCGCTTGACCTGCCTGCGCCAGCACAGCGATAGACATCCCAGCGTTGTACATCACACCACCGATCCGCACGCCGGTTTTCAGGGTGTAAATTGCTGAAGCGCCACTGGCATCAACAACCGCCGTCAGTTTGTCCTCAAGCGCTGCCGTCACGTCTCCGATTTGCGCCTGTACCTGAGTGGTCAAATCTGCCATTGCCTGATCAACCTCGGCGATGGTGGTTTTAACCGTCAGAATATCAGCGCGTACCTCACCGTTCTGGGCGAACTGATGATCTACTGTTGAGTTGAGGTTTAAGGCATTCTGTAGGATGGCGTCGATGTTGGTTTCAATATCACCCGTCAGACGGTCACCGTCAGCAGAGCTCAGGAAGTCATCCGCAATATCGCCCAGGTAGTCATCGGCATTATCATTCACCATGCCTCTGATCCAGTCGGTATAACCCGACTCATTTCCGGTCTTATCTACTAGTTGTGCCCGGTACCAGAAAATTTGCCCAGCCCGCAATCCCAACTGCGTATAAATCGCCTGCGGATAGGGAACGTCGGACAGCAACAGCGGATTAGATTGATCAGAGTTCGGCGTGTACTGAATCTCAGTTTTTAGCGTGTCAGAGGTGTTTTCCGGGAAACCCCAGGTAAGTTGGATCCCCCAGTTAATACCGGTGGCCGTGAAACCTACCGGCTTCGGCGGATTACCCTCTTTACCGGTCAGCGTAACCTCAACCGAATAACCCCACCCGCTTGATATCTCCGCTGCGTTAACGGCACGCACACGCACCAGATAGCGGCCAGCGTAAATGCCAGGCACTTCAAACGACGTGGTAGAGCTGCGCGGAACGTTTACCCAGTTCCCATCGTTGCGGCGCCACTGTGCCTCGTATGCGATAGCGTTCGTCGTTGCGTCCCACGTAGCCCGCAAGGTCTGAACGCTGATCCCCTGATTGACCACAGAATAAGAACCGATCTGAATATTGGCCGGGGCAGACTGGTTACCTGGCGGGATAACACTGATCGGGCGTTCGTCGATAATGGCACCGGTATCGATACGCGCATATTTATCCGGGTCGTGATATGCCGCAGAAATGGTGAACGTATTGTCGTTGTTGTCAGCCACGCTGAGCACGCGGTATTGCTGTGCATACAGTTCGTCTGACTCAACCACCCAGATGCTTTCGGACTCTGGTGTTTCGCTGTAAGCCGTGGTGACGGTGACAACCTTCCCCGACACCGACTGAATTGTGCGTGACTGAGCTGCACCTGATGGAAGATTTAAAATCAGCCGGCCACCAGCAACAGCATCCGGCTCGCGGTCCAAAGTAATCGCGCGACCGTTCACTGAACTTATGCGGCCACCGGTCACTTTTCCCGACAGCATTTCATCGGCAACCGCAATGATGTAACCCGGTTGCGGGATCATGCCATCCAGCCCGACACCAAAAGTTATCACCCGGTCTTTGTTATTGGTCAGGATACCCCAGCGCCCTTTCCTGTTTGCCTCTGACTGACGGGTACAGCCAATAGCCGTCAGTTCAAGTTGGTTGAACCCGTAGCGCGTAACCAGATCCTGCTCGAAAACTGGCTCCATAGCATCAGCATAGGCATTGTCCGGATCAGACCATGACACAAGGGCCGTTGTGTAACGGGTCTTGGTCGTGCTGCTCGAGTAACTGAACTGGCCATCGATGACGTTCGCGCGGGTATAGCTGTAATCGATATCACGCGGCATGTCAGCCAGGGCAACTATCTGATTCCCGCCCCAGTACGTCATGCCGCGGAAAATCGCCGCAAAGTCTCTCAAAACCGTATATGCGTCGTTTCGACTTTGTACGTAAACGTTGCAGATATAACGCGGCTCTGTGCCGTTACCGCCTTTTCCATCTGGAACCATTTGATCGCAATATTGCGCGACCTGGTAAAGTTCCCATTTGTCGATGTTCGCCGCGGTGAGGCGATTACCCAATCCAAAGCGGTCAGTGACCACAAGGTCATAGAAAACCCACGCGGGGTTATCTGACCATGCCCACTTGAAAGCACCGGTCCATGTTCCGCTGTACGTGCGCGTTACTGGGTCATAAGTATCAGGCACACGGATCACGCGCCCCTGTGGCTCGCATGAAATTTGCGGGATGGAGCCATTAAACTGACTGGAATCGAATTCGATATACAGCAGTGCGGTGTTCGGATACCTCAGTTTTGCATCAATGACTTCCGTGTAGCTCTGGATAGTCATGGCATCGCCAATCTTTGCGCTGTTCGCATCTGCCGTAATCTTGCGCAGACGAATTGTCCAGGTGGTGCCAGCCGGTGGGAGGTCAATGCGATGGCTGCGCTCGTATCCTGACGTGGTTTTGCCAGTAACCGCTGTATTGATTACCGTCTGAAATGTTCCGCCGTCGGTTTGCAATTCGATGGTGTAATTGATCGAATACCCAACCAGATCCCCATCGTCTTCTTGCTTGAAGAGTGAGGGCCATTTCAGGCGCAGACGAATAGCGGAAAGCTGGGTATTAGTGAAAGTGTGCGTCCAGGCAACAGCACTTTTTACCTCAGTGCCCACGCTAATTTCGTTTTCCGTGCCCGGCAATCCCTGAATGTAGGATTGCGCCTGCGTCCCGGCGCGGAACTCCCACGCCACGCCGCTAAAATTACTCGAGCCATCACTGTTAAGCAGCGGCGTTCCATCCAGAAAAATTGATTGCCCAGTCAGACCGCCGCCAAATTCCCCTTCACCGAGCGCGATAAGCAGTTTTGCCTTCGCGATGGACTGAAGGTCATCTGACTGTTCTACAGGCGTGCGGGATGAGGAACTGCCGCCCTTGCTGCCATTTATTTTGGTTGCGGTTGCCATATTGCGCCCATAAAAAAAGGCCGCCGCGGCGACCTTAGATGGAAGAATTAGAGGTGGGGTTTACTGTTGATCTTCGACATAAATTCCGGCGGAAATAATCGCGCCGCCAATTCTACGTTTCCCGTAAAGAAGCGGGACCGGATAGCCCTGAGCGGCCGTATTCGTGACACCGCCAAAGGCATAGGAAGCCTGATTATCAGCATCCTGTTTACTGGCGAGGCCAGAGGTCTGCGGGGAAAGCATCTGAATGACGCCGCCAAGGGCCATTGCAGCACCGACTTTAATCATTCCTGCTGCGACGGCACCGCCGATACCAGTCCAGCCAGTTAAAGCACCAACAACCACACCCACGACAACCAAAACAGCTCCCAGAATGGTTTGCAAAGCTCCAGCGCGTTTACTGCCAATTGGCACAGGAACAATTTTTATGACATCTTCAGTGACTGGATAGCCCAAATCGTCAACGCCAACATTTTTCTGACCGATAAATACAGCGTAAGTAAGACCTCGCAATTTACTGGTATTTAGAAAGCGTTCAAAATTGCTAATTGTCTTACAAAGGGCATGTATGGCTTCGGCTTTGGTTCTGACGAGTCGACAATGAGTTTTGCCGAATGTTTTGGCAAGAACGCCATATAACTCAACTGTCGCCATCTTTTCTGTAGTCGTCTCTATCATTAATAAGTCCCCATAAAAAAAGCCGCCTAAGCGACTTTTTAATTATTTTGTTTGCCACATTTGATATTGCCCAGCAGCGCCTATTTCGGTATCAAACTCTTTGGGTTTACCATCAGCTATTAACTGAGTCGATCTCCTCCATTCAGTGAGAGCACATTTAAATCTTACTGAAAGGGTGTGCTCTCCATGAGGTAGGTAAAAATCGACATATTGATTTTGTTGCAGCCCTGCAATTTCTTTTTCATCAACTTTTAGCACCAACGGACAGCTTTCCCCTAATGCAGAACCTGTCAGCTGTGACACTCTGTGGACTCGAACGTGTGTAAAGTTCTCTTTAGCGGTCGTAATATCCCGATCATAAATAGTACTGGTTTCCTCGAAGGGCTTAGTAGCACACCCCGCCAGCCCGAGCGCCAGAATAAACGCAGCAACTCTTTCGAATGTCTCCATGTAAGATTTTCTCAGTGTATTAATGTCGTTACTGTGATTTTAGGAGGTAACTATCAATGAGACCCTTTAACTGTTCATCAGAGTACTCATGGCAATGCAATAAAGTATCTTTGCCAAGTCCCTGATAGGTGAGCGATGCGATTTTGTAATTTTCAGGAGCAGAATTACCAAGTCTTAATGGTTTAGAAATTCGCGCGGATTGTTCGATAACCTCAGTGGAATTATCACCTAATCCCTTACCAAGATGACCATTCCCGCGACACAACGCTTGCAAATAAAACTCCGGGGATTGGCCGTTCTGAGTGCCTTCTTGTGCGAATGCAACTCCTTGAGTTAGGCCTGTAGCGAACATTAATCCGAGATATAAACAAACTTTCATTTCTGTTTTTCCATAACTTTTAAGAAAGAGTAATAAATATCATTCGTGAAATCATCACGGGCAGCTTTAGCTTTTTCCACACTTCAACATGTACGTTTGAAGCGCTAGTTGCTGTTCATCTGATGAATCAGAACTGGCTAATACCCAAGGGTCTGATGACCCTCGTAAGACCCCTAATGCAGGCAGTAACCATCTTGTTTTAACCGTGACGTGTATATAGAAAGGGTTGTAGCCAATATATGCACCAAAGGAGTTTTTGGCATTAAGCTGCCCACAGACATAGCCGCTCACGCCGTCGTCTGGCATTTTTTCATCCTTGTGAAAAAAGACATCCCTAAATAACGGGCTTGTTGGATCTTTGAGGTTTTGCGAAATCTCATTTTGACCGTAAGCAATAACCTTTTCATCACTTTCATTGCAACCGACAAGCCCGAGCGCCAGCAATGCTATAAGTAGTTTCTTCACATTAAGACCTATTGCTCAATTTTTGGAGATGAGTAACCAGTGAGATCAAATTTAAACTGCTTAGTTCCGGCTTGATAAAATTCAGCCTCAATAATCAGTTTTTTGTGAGAGCTGACATTTTTAATGAAAGATGCCGAGTTTTCAAAGAAGATCACATCAGAACTTCCATCTGCGGCTTCTGTCATTGAGTACTGCTGAATTTTTCCATCGTCAAACTTCACCGAAATGTGGCAGTCATTAAATGAATTACACAAGAACTGGCCCTTGCTCATTACCAAAACGGCTTCAGTAGGTTTCAGGTCATCTGGTTTTTGCCCTTCTTTGAGCGTAACTTTCTTCGAGCGGAGAACAATAGTCATCTGTGATCCGCCATTATACGGAAAATCAAAATCAACAGAGTTATCAGAAACAGAACGCACAAACTTCTGCGCAGTACCTCGCATCTCATCATTCTTGAAGTAAGTAGACCAATCATTTGCGAACGATGAAGTACTTGGGAAAAGAAGGAAAGCCGTCGCGCCTAAAAATAAATATTTCGTCATTTCATACCTTTCTTATAGACAAGTTACAAGTGGTAACATCCTACCACCGGAATGACGTAAGGCAACGCTAAAACCGCATTCTTAATCCATATAAACAACCTAATTATCCGCACCGCCTCAGTTTGACGTTTTGTATCTTTTTAATTCATCCTGGACAAAACTGACGCTACTTTTGTTGAAATCCATCCCTTTACGGCACTTTTCCATATCAGTTCCTATCTTTTCGTAGTCGTCACCAATTTGCTTGCTGCTGTTCAAAGTGTTGATCTCTATGAGGGCTTTACTCGTATCCGACAAACAATTAAGGCCTTGAATATCAAATTTAGTCATATGCCATAGATAAGATGGGTAAGACGTAATCAATGGCACTCCAAAAACAGCTGCAAACAAGAAGCCTATTGCAATAACAATAACTTTGCCTTTAAGTCCCATAATTTCCACAACTAACGATATGCTCTTGCATGTTTATCGCCAGTAGGAGATAAAATCTTAATTGACTTACAATGATTTACATACAAAAAATCCGCCGAGGCGGGTCAAAACAAATCTTTGTGCCTGACAATTTTCATGGTTCTTTCCTGCCAGTATCCACCAAAAGGTACTCGGTTACTGAGCATGCCGTACATGTGGTGCATAAGCATGTTGCCTTCGAGCAGGATCCCCGCATGATTCCACTTATTGGACTGAACCTGCATGATTACCATATCGCCCGGCTCTGGTGGCCCACTGAATTCGCGAAACCCACATTCATACCAGCAGTCGTGATAAAAATTATCTGGGTGCTCGTCTTCCCACCACGGGTAATCGACACGGTAATCGGTCAGCTCAATGCCATGCGTCTGCCGGTAATAGCTCATGACCAATCCCCAGCAATCGGTGTGCCCAAGCACGAACGGTCGCTCGAGCAATTGCAACTCACCGCGCGGCTGGATGGTACGAAAGTCCCCCTCCGGCCAGCTCACGATGTGCCAGGGTAATTCTGTTGCGTCGCACTGTGCCTTATCCAGTTCGCTGGGCTGCGTTGTTGCATCTGGGTGACTGTGAACGATGGAAATAACCGTTCCCCAGTCTTCGGCGTCAGCATAACCCACGGGATCGAGGTGAAAATCTTCGGCGGGATTGGCTGCCAGATTGGCACAGGGAAAATAACGTTCAACCCGGCTTTTCTGCGCTACCACGCCACAGCATTCGTGCGGGTAGCTCTGCCGGGCATGTTCAAAAATAGCCTGCAGGGTTTTATCACGCATAATCAGCTCTTGATCAGAGATGTGCCCGGAAATCCACCGAACGGCAATTCGTTATTTGCCCCGAAGCGAGGTTTGCAGCCAGTGTTCAGCGTGCCGTTGCATACGTCGAGCGAGGGATCGCTAACCGGATTACCATGCCTATCGAAATAGTTGGTACCGGCGTAATCGCAGCCATCCCCTGATCGGTATTTGCCACGAATACACCAGGTGCACAGTGAATGAAGCTGCCGCGTCGGGATCATCAATCCCTGCAAATCCATCGGGCTGCTCAGCGTGAACTCAACTGAGATATTAGTTTCCATACTCTTGCTGTCGATGTAGAAAACCTGCAGCTTTTCCTGCGTTGCGTCCGCCGTGGCATTCCCAGCCGCAAAGTTTCGGGCGTCGAGGTATTGCGCCAGCGTATCGTGAATCGTCACCACAGCCTGAAGCATGTCATCGTAAGCCAGACACAACGCAGTAATCGACCCGTCAAGATTCGCCACAGTCAGTTTCGGCTGCGCGCCGCTGCCGCTGGTTGAAGCCTCAATGCCTTCAATCTGAACCGGCCACGCTGAATATTCATTGCCCTGCCACCAGATGGATTTCGCAGGCAGCTTCAACTCATCATAGGACGGCGAACCCCCGATATATTCAATTTTGGTGATATAACGGGTGCCCCACGGCTTGGTTGCTGCAGGTAGCGCAATTGAACCGGCGGACCCGAAAGACAGACTGTCTGTCTCGCCTGTTGAATAAGTTATCTTGACGCCGGATGCTCCGTTTGCCGGAATGACGGCTGTTGCTGCTGGCCGAGTCTGTATTGTTCCTGATGTGTAAATTAAGCTTGTCGGCGTGCTGTTCTGTTCAAAATGCGCTCCCCAAACTGCTATTCCTTTCACGCCATCACCGGTCATCAATGTGGTGCTGGATGTGGCGATTGGATAGACAGCAGGTCGGATATCTCCACTGATCGTGGCCGCCGTCGTAGATGTTACCGTGACCCTTACCCACCCATCAGTTAGCTTAATAATTGAGCATTTCGTCAAATCTGTAGCGCGCAAAATAACGCCAGTATTCAGATCGACCGTGACCAAATTTTGTTGAACTAAGTTGCTGGCCTGCACGATTGATATCGTCGCGAATCCATATCCTGCATCCTTAATGAATACAGAAAAGCTGTAATCAGTATTCGGAGAGGGGATAAAACTTCTGTAAATAGGGTGGGTGCTATTAACGGTGTTGGGGATCCATTTAGTCCCATTCTGAGTACCATCCGGTGCAGTTACTGCGTTGCTGACTGCCGAGCCATTACTTTTTAACCATGCGGCATTTGCCCAGGCATTCGAATATGTCAGCAAGTTTGTTGATGCTGGTTCAGGCTCAGTTCTGCCGCCAAGTTCAAGCGGCCACTGGTTAGCCGCTGCCTGGTAGATTTTCCCATCCTGACCAATATAACTGGCCGCGCCAGCGCGCTGGAAGGTCACACGATTATCCAACACGGTTTCGGTCAAATTGATAGGGCTCAGGGGATTAGCTGCGGCAATTTCATCTTCGGTGTAAGCCAGATTGTAATTGTGAAATCTGAGGACTTCGCCGGTGCCAAAAGCGGTACCGTCCACCTCAAAAAGCCGGACAGTGTTTCCCGGCTCGAGTTTTTGATAATCACTGTTTAATGACATTATCCCCCCGTCGCAGAATAGGCCTGCTCGAACGTTGCTGTGATGGTTGCTTGTAACTTTCCGTTTGGTTGCATACGAATAGAATCAGCGGCTACCCGATATAACCCTTTCTCACCGTGTGGCGGCGTCCAGATAAAGGCCTTGCTGCAATGGTTGCGGCAAAAATCTCTGATGGCGAGTGAGGTCATGAGCGGGCCGCGATAGGAATAGGGAAATTTAATCATTTCCGAATTAATACCCTCCTCAGAAATCTGAGCATAGCCATCTCCAAACTGAGCCTTTCTAACCGTCCGGTTATATTCAGTCGAAGGCTGGCTGGCGACCTGGGTGGGCCACGTGAAAATGTCGATTGCCATGGGATACCTATAAAGGAGTTATCGGGTTTTCATTGCATTGAAGAGTTGGCCACCGGGGCGCAAAGCATTGGTGATGTTTTTCTGACAGAACTGATCCAGCATATTCATCATTGCCTTACTCATCTCATCGTTACTGCCAGAGGTTTTAGCGCTTGCAGTACCCTCGTTTTGAAGGATGATGGTGTTATGAAATACAGGACTTCCGGCGCTCATATTTCCTGCAGCGCCAACTGGCGTCTGTCCGCCGCCCACATACCCGCCTGTCGCATAGCCCCGCATCATACGATAGAGATTTGTAACACCCAGACGGCTGGTCGCCTCCTTGGTGAATACAAACTCCCCGCCGTGAACAATGCCTTTGGGTTCATACTTTCCGCCGTGCCCGGTGTAGCCCCCCGCGTCATATTCGCGGATGTAACCCCCGTTATAAGCAAGTGGCAGGTTACTATAGCTGCCGCCGGTGATTGCCGTCCCTACATTACCGCCACCAGAAACGCTTCCCGTTACCCATCCCATGGCTGACTGAATCGCGTAGGCCACCAGCAGACGGTCGATCACGTTAACAATCATTTTAAGAATGGATGAGGTGAAGTCTTTGAAACTGGCCTTGCCGGTAGTGACCAGACTATTCAACTGGTCTGTAAGCCCGTTAAACCCGGACTGAGCCACCTGCTGCACGGACGTGAAAACATCTGTTGCAGATTCAGCGTATTCCGCCCAGCCCTGTTTCGCACCCGCGACCCAGTTTGACCGCAGGGCGTCTTCTGCATCATACGTTTTCTGTTGCTCCTGCAGGACGCGCTGCTGGGCAGAGGGGTTAAACGCATAGGCTTCCTGCAGACGCTGCAGGGTGGCAGCCCGATCTGCCTGACGCGAGGAGACGCCCTCTGCCTGGGCATCCAGAGCGGCGCGTTTTGCCGACTGCTGCTGGGCAAATTTGTCCGCCTGGTCGGAAAGTGTATTCAGCCTTTGCTGGG